GAGTTGGGCATCAGGGATGATGAACCCAAGTCTATACCTAAGGCTAAACCGGGACGTTTGGACTTAGATTTAACATTGGATAAACATTTTACAATGATAGCATTGGCTGAACGATCTGTGGCATTTGATGAGCAGTGTAAGACAGATAATTTATTATATGCACAGAGGAAAAATATCAAGTTACTATTCAGTGCTAAGAATAATCGATTGGACCAACTGAAAGCTTCAAAGAATTATCACCACGATGTAATCGTTACTGAAGAAGTATTGGACGAGTTACGTGATATGATGCCTGACCAAGTATCTATCAAAAATATCACAAAATCTAACCATAAGCATATTAATGGTGCTGCCCAGAGAGCGTTGGCACAGGAGTTTATTACAATCACTAGCGATACACCATTGTTTGAGATTGGGGCAAGTATGCGGGCTATACGTGCGGATTCAAAGTTCATTTGGGTGAATAAGCCACATATTATAGATTCAGATGACGTGCGGACAGCAACTTTTAATAGTTATCTACAGACTAAAGATAAAGACCATTATTGGACATCACATTCCTGTACTCATAATATTAAAAATTGTCCATGTTTTATAACATGGGCATTACCTAGTATGAATATAGATTGTTGGTATTATAGGGATGTTGCAAAAACAGTTATGCTACAAGCATTGGCTTTAGATAAACCTCATTATTTCTCATTACATGTGTTTGGACCAACTGTTACTGATGGGAGGATACATGATTTCACACCTTTTGGTAAGAAGGAAGGGCGTATTCAGTATAAAGATGGCAATATACTTATGAAAGTCTTTGGGAATGATTCCACATATAAACACCCCTTACCACTTTATAATGCTGAGATGTGGAAATATCAGACATTTACTGTAGGCCCACTTAATTTTAGACAACTATTAACATTTGATAATGGGGCAACACATTATGACGTGTGGTCTGTGATACGGATAGCATCGGCAGAAGGATTTGAAGATACACCTGTCAATACTATGCCGATAGTTGTGCCATTTAATGAAGTTATGGTACCGCCTCAATATGATGAACCAGAAAGGGAAGATATGAGTGTCGTAACAAAACCGGTGGTAGTGCAGATTGATAATACTAATCGTAACACTTGGGTAATGCTTGTAGGTATGATTGTCATGTTATATTTGACTTCTTATTTAGGCGTGGCAGTTAATACCACTTTTTTCACTTTGGTAGTTATTACTACAATATGTTATTACTCATATCACAATATTAATTATAAGGCTTGGGTACGGTGGTTTAATGAACATAATGCGTTTATTTGGTTATATGATTCAGTATTAGGGCGTTATACTGCTTATCAGAAGGCTACAATGCTGAATAGCAATATTAAAACACTCATACCGCTCCGGGATAACCAACTATTATTAGGTAAAGAAATTATAACAGCGGATGAAGGCATTAATGATTATGTGTATTATGATGGTATACAAACTAAGGTGATTACTATTGTAGGAGGTGTTTTTGACGTTTATAATGGGGCAGAAGTGGATTCTACAAATACGGTACAGTATCAACAGACCAGTAAGGCTATGTCCTTTACTATAGATCCCAAGCAACTTAAGCGTTATCGTGAGTTTATTAGGAAGAATTGGAAATTGCATAGTGATCCTGTTAATATGGTTAGAGAATTGTCAGCTTATATGTACACTAATGGGAC